GTAGGTAGGAATTGACGCACTAAAGGGTAGACACCCAGTACCGTATCCCCGTAGTCCTAGCGTACACGAGAAGCGACCTTCAGATGAAAGCCAGGTCCCTCACGCACGAGGCCATTGGTGGTGATAAGGATGAGTTTCCCCTTCATGACGTCGTCATCTACGGGAAGTACACGCGCGCGTATACCGCCCACGACGTCACACAGGTGCTCAATGTCTTCTGTGGCAGACTGATGGTCAGAAGAAGTGTCTTTAATCCTGACAAAGGCAACGCCTGGAAATCCCGACCAGGTATTTGGGAAACGGGCGTATAGAGCCGAACGCATTGTGTCCAAAGACACTTGCGTGTCAGAAATCAAGATTGGAATCGCCATTTTAGCGGGCGATCGGAATGGGAAAAGAAAAGATTCCACCTGGTATGTCAGAACATCATTCGCCAAACCATAGTGCAACTGGAAAGTCGAAGGATATTCCATTAGGCGGGTTATTCTCTGAGATGGCCTGATAGAGATAGATTCCATCAAACGCCATTCAACAGGCCCCAAAGTGGGAGGTGTAATAATTGCTCTGTGGTCGGTGAGAACCTTATCATGCACCTCCTCATATTTCATGAGTACACAAGGATGGCATGAACGCCATGCTTCTGCTTGCCTCAGATTCTCCTCAGCGAGGTGAACATCAGAGAAGAGAGGTTTGAATTTCTCATCCGAGAACGGGATAAAGTATCCCGCATCGCCTCCCCGGAACAGAGCGTATGGCGGAGGTCCTTCCACCTGGCCTTCAGGAGTGCACATGAGCAGTAAATTAACAGACGTGAGCTGTCGGAGAGAATAGATGTCCTTTGTACGCTGAGCACGTAGGACTGTCTCGACAAATGAACGTCCAAAAACAAGAGGGGAATCTCTGCCCAGATAGAAAGAGGTTCCTTGGAAGTAATACCGATGAACAACGTCTCTAAACAGAGCTAGTTCATCAGCTGGGGGTCGCTCTCCGAGCAATAGAAGGTGCAGCAGTACGAACAGCTGGAAAAGAAGTGGTGACTCTGAATATTCTTTGAGAAAAAGTGTGACAAAATCCTCACTTGCAGAGACGCCAAACGCCTTAAGCAACGCTGCCTCCTGTTGTGGATGGATGTGCATCAGAATACGCTTGATGACATGAATAGAAAAGCGGTTGCACTGAGCGTCGAAAAGAGACGTCAAAGGAGCACAGAGATCAATCTCATCACTTACGCGAGGATCGTCTTTAGAAGGGACTCCATCCGGCATTTCAGTTATGCCTTGGAGTATAGCATTCATTCGTTGGACAGCCCATTCTTTCCGATTCTTAGTGACGTGTTCCGCCTCCTTCCCCCCTGCGGCGGTGAGAAGCCTGGAGTTCAGATACTCACGTATGGCTATTTTGTGGCCGAAAGAGTACCCGCCCAGAAGGACAACTTCCTGATACCGCAATAGACGCGAGGGAGTGAGCATGCGACCTACGCCATCAAACTGGAACAGTTGAGTGGTAGCTGTATGATAGATAGTAAAAGGAACACAATACGTCCCGTTTTGAGAGGAAACCGAACAACCATGACTCCCACTAATGATTCCATGCCTAAGGGGATCCCTCTCAACTCGAGAAGGAGGCAATTTCCTCGGGGAGAAAGCCTGATCAAAGAGAAGTGGATATCGAAGGCCTATGACCTCATACCCATCTCCTAGAAGAGGAGAAGGCTGAGAAGAAATGGAGGGTATTTTGGGAAGAGCAGGTCCAGTCCGCATCACTGTCTGCATTTCTTCCCCTTCACCGTAGAAGACAAAGGATCCTATAAGGGAGTCCTCAGTTCTCGGTCTTCTGAAAAGTTCCTGAACAACATGCTCGGGATCTGATTCAGGTGGAAGGAAAAGCGGCTTTCGCTCGCTAGGAAGAATGATAATGTCGACATCGCCAAAGGCGACAGCGTGTGGAGGGCCGGTCTTGCGCCGAAGCCGGTCCTCGTCCACGACTAGGATTGAGATGGTGGCCATGCTGCCAATTCGCATTAC